AGTCATCTGGTCTTCTCTTATATCTTGTTCTGCCATATTCTTACATTTAAGGGGCATAATTTCCGGATGGAAATATTACCCGATTTAACATTTTAATAATTAACTCGTTTTGTAAATTATAAATCAAATTTTTCCGTAATATTTGAAGAACTCAAAAGGCGTTCTCACATCAAGATAACCGTCTACCTCTTCGTTAGCTTCCGCTTCCATTTCAAACGCGGAATTTCCGTAAGCCTTATCACCTACATTTATCCAACACCGGTTACGGCATAAGTGATACATGTAGGATATTGCGTACTCCAACCCATACTGAAGGTAGAACCACAACGGGCAAAGTAGATATACCCATAAGTTGAATCCGGTAAACAGCATGATTAATGTCAGCAGCACAGCCGATACAATCATACATTCTTCCCATTGGCGCACATGAATCGCCTCATGATTGAGCGTGCTCTGCTTCATCTCCTCCTTGCTTTTCTTCGTAAAGACGAAGCATCCCAATGTGATGGTGCTGTAACCCTGCCACAGCAGCCATTTCGCAATTTTGCTTTCATAAAACACTTTCATAACACTGATATTTAAAATTATAATTGAACCCATGTTGTGCCTCCATCCGAAGTCCTGTATATCCCGGAACTGTTTATTTTCAAACCGAAATTGCCTGATACGGCATAGAATACCTCTTTGGGTGAATAGACTGCCCCTTTGGATTCCAGTTTGAGACAGCCATCTATCAATGTCGCGATACTATATACATATCTGATAATGTTATCCAGATTCGAATATTGGGAATGCCTTACTATTAGCCCGTCCAAACCGAGCCGCATAAAGCTCCCGTTCAAATCAAGCCTTCCGGAATCAGCCATCTTAGACCCTAACCCGTCGGAATTTATTTCAATGCCACCTATGGTGAACCTCTTTTCATCTCCATTGATTTCGATTGTCGGATTCCCATCGCTATCCCTTGCCAATACGTTCTGCACCACCAAATCATCCACAAGGATTTCATCGGCACGTATCTTTCTTATTAAAGCCATATCCATAGCTACAAACATAAACTGCTGTGCCGCCTCCCAATTAGCATCACCGTCTATCGAGGTAGGTGCGACAGTGACCGACGTACCGTATGCCCGTACCCGAAACGGAATGGTGCGATTGTTGAATGTGGCCAGTACGATGTCATGGTAATCTTCATTCCAGACATATGTGTTGCCCTTGGCGAAAAAACCTCTCGGACGCGGCTCGCTGGCGTCTCGTCCGCTTGAACCGTCATAACTTACACCCACGGACATCTCGGCTATAAAGCTGTCATTCCATGCCGAAGCGTCCGCCTGGCTCTGATAACAGCGGACTGAAAACGTTGAATACCCTGCAGAAGCATTGACCGTAATCTCGGAAGCCCTCGAAGGCCCTGCGATGGCGCTCCATATCCCGTTGCTGTACCCCCGTGCGGTCAGATATCCGTCCGGATAAGTCAATGTGGCGCTACCAAGCGTCCGCTTGGCATAGACGCGGAAAGCTGAAGGAACAAGCGAACCGGCATTGCTCACCCGTATATTGCTGCATGTACTGATGAGATAGACCATGCCGCCGTCTGATGTCAGTTGTTCCCATTCGTCGGTGTTCACTTCTTCGGTAATAATATAACCGTAGGACTTGCCGCCGTTCTGGGTCTGAGTGATTCGCCTCCCGTCATGAGTTGTCTGAGTCCATAGAGGTGGATTCGACGTCTCAACCTTTGAGAGCCAGGAGCGACTCCCCATCGTACAGATGGTGAGCTTTTTATATGGAGTATTAGCGGTTCTCCACTCACCGCCAGCCTTGACTGATTCGCCGTCACCGCCCGGTTTTCCAGGATTACCGTCGGTACCGTCCACAACCATAGGAATAGTTTCCCGGTCCACGACCTGCCCACCCACATAATAGACAAATTGTAACTGCGTCGTGAAGTTCTTCGGAGAGATGGACGTGCCGTTCTGTATCTCGACCTCTGCGCCTCCGTCCTTACTGTATTTCAGTACGCCATCCGTCGTGATGGAAGTGCTACCGCCTACAGACTTGGTACGTGTACATGACACCCCGGCTACACTATAAGTGCCGTCCTTCCGTTTGCTGACTGAAGAAACGGAAGGCACCAGCCTATAAAGTATCGCATCACTGCCCGGATTACCGGCACGCACACCGGTAATGGTGAACACCAACTCACGGCTTATATCCGTATCCTGTACCGTAGCCGTAACGGTTATCCTAACCTCTGAGCGTGCAGGCATCGAAATGCCGGAAGCCACGGTAAACGCTATCACCCCCGTATTGACATTGTAGCTCTCCGTCACACCGGCAGGGGTCACGCATGATATGGACTTGAGCTGTAGTTTCTTCGTACCATACCACATGCCGACGGTTGTATTGAGTACGGACTGCGAAACAGTCTTTCCTTCGTATGTCAAGGCAATGCTTTCCATCTCGTTGTCGAAATCGGCTACAATGGCCGACTCACCGTCAAAGCCCCACTTGGCCCAGATGGCTGCCGGTGAAAACGCACTCCATACACCGTCCTTCTTCGTGCGGCAACAAGCCCACTCGTATGGCAGGCTCTCGCTCACCCCAATCGGGTCATCATGCCAGCCGGACGGCACGTAGTCATCCACCTGCGAGGTGGCTGGCGTAGGAGGCGTCACATTCTCTGTCGTATGTTTGAATATCCACTCATAATCCCTACCGTCACGCCCGTCCTGGCCGTTCTCCACCAGCAGTTCATATTCAGCCGTATTCAAGTCCCCGGTAATGGTATAACCGTAGCTCTTTCCACCGTTCTGCGTCTGCAGGATGCGGCGCCCCTCATTGGTCGTCTGAGTCCACATCGGAGGATTGTCTGTACCACCGGGAGCGACACAGAGAAAGACACGTCCGGCCATCCTGGTAATGCCCATGTAAGGTATATGCTTGCCGGTCTGCCAGTCACCGCAATTGGTAATGCTTGTACCGTCTGCACCCTTGCTGCCAGTCACACAGATGGCGTTCGTGACAGTGAAAGTTCCGTCAGTGAAGACTATCCTTGTCCGGGTCCAGATATACCATCCGTTTTTCCACGCCGGAGAGGTAGTCTGCCACTCGCCTCCAGTTGTGGTGGCCGATGAAGAGGAGAGGTAGTATTCTTCGGTAATGGACTTGATGCCCTTGCCGTCAGCTCCCTGCCCACCACTGATACAAGCCGCTTGGGTGTACTTGACTTCGCCATCAGAATAGACAATCTTCGTCCGGGACCAGATATACTTGCCGGCTTCCCATTCAGGGGAGGTAGTCTGCCAACCGTCCACCGGGGCAATGACATTCGACACCGATATCGCGTATTCCACATCGGTAGACTTGATACCCTTGCCGCTTTCTCCCTTGGCCGCATATTTCAACCAATCAGCATTGCCGTCTGCCGGTTCTGTAGACGTGCCTTTCTCATTGACACATATCCAGGAGCTGCCGTTATGCGTCACCTCATCGTAATAGGCATACTTCTCACCCTTTTTCCACGTCCCCTTGAATAGCGGCACCCGGAAAGCCTCGCCGGTGATGTCATCTACCTGGAATATCTTGCCGGACATGATGACGTGGCGAAAAACAGCCGAGTAGTTGTCTGCAGGAATACCATGTACAGTACGGCCTTTCTTCTTACCAATCCACGACATCTCTTGTGCCGGTTCCGGGTCCCAAGTATTGGCGTGATCAAAGAAAGTAATGCAGTTGTTGCCGCCCACCGTATCGATAAGGATGTACGTCTGCCTATCCTCATCCGTGAAGTTACCCGTCTGGGCGAGTACCATAGATTCCCCAGGCTTCCAGTCAGTACCTGGCTTCGGCGTCATGACGAATGTCTTGGCTGTATAGTCTGCGGAAGTCACCCGGAATTTCATCTCCTCGAAACCCTGCAACTTGTCTTCGGCGTTCTTGGTGACGAAGTAAGTAGTAAGTATGTCATCGACAAACTGGCTCAGCCCGTCGGCATCGGTCAGGTCAGGAGTTATGGTGTAGCTACCGTCACCGTTGTCCGTCCATTCCTTGACCGTGCATCCACCTCCGGGAGAGGCACACATACGTCCCTTGAAATAGGTCACACGGTTATAGGCAATCTCCGGAACAAACACACGTTTCCTGAATATGCCTTCCTCCATCTCCATCTTTCCGTCCTTGTCGATGCACCCTCCGGAAATGCCGCTGATGAACTCGCCGAACTTGACCCAATCTCCGAAGGTCATGGGGAAGGGAGTGCCGTCCTCTTTATCCTTATGCAGAAATATTTTATCTATTTCTTTTAAAATATCCTTTATAATCTGCTTATCCGTATCAGACAATTCCTTCAAGGCATCCGCTATGCGCTTAAAGTTTCTTTCCCACTTTAAGCGAACATCGCGCCCGGTATCATTCGAGCCATTCCAAGGTACTATATTTTCAAACTTGGTATCCATCAACCCAATTCAAGTTCATTATCATTAAAAGACAGCAATAGAGGCTGCCAGCACATGCCATATTCCATAGTATCCAGATTGATAAAATTCAGCATATAATCAGCAAACCTATTGTTCTCTTTATGGCTCTGCTTACGCAGACGTGCATTATTCACCGTTATGACCCCATCGCTTTTGCGACGCTCATAACTATAACTCATGAAAGAAAAAGAAAAGCTTTTTCCTTCGGAAGACAACTGCCTCATTTCATCTATTGCCTGGAATACATTCATGTTGCAAAATTATCTGTACCGGTACCATAAAAAAAGGACACTATCTACTGACATTACCCTCCAGGACTTCGAGCCTTTTTATGCCATCCCGCACCTTACGGGAGTCAACCACCAATTCTTTTTTTGCGAGAATTTCGAGCAACTCATTGTTGCGAGCCAACAACCTCACGATCTGCGAGCGTTGTTCCGGTGTCAAGCCAGACAAGACGTTACCTTTGTCGGACGACAACGCCATAGAGTAATCACTCGTATCAACATAACCACCGCCATACTTGCCGCTGCGTGTACGAACCTGCTCCAATATCTGCGTCGTATTGAGCATACGGATAGTCCCGTTTTTCTGTGCAATGTCAAACACATCCAAGAACTGGCGCACATGCGGATTGGCCACACCTTCATGGTTGGCCACAAACTCGTTCTTATGTACCGGAATAACACCAGCCACATCATCAGGATTACCGTTCTTGGTATAGCCCTCCACATACTCATCCACATAACCACCGGATTTCAGTCCCTTCGCTTCATCACGCTGCTGTTTGGCGACGGCTAATTGAACAGCACCTTGAGTTGCAGCCAATTCCCCAAGTATAGGGCCAAGTATGGGACCAGCAGTCCACGCAACCATAATTGCTTGTGCAGTCTTAGCTATTACTTGCATTATAGTTGCCGCAAATTCCTTATCAGCATATTTCTTTTTAATCTGGTCAATGGCAGCTTCTTTTTCTTCTTCAAGTTTAGTGGTGTCTTTACCTGCTTTTTGTGCTGCCTTAATTTGTTTATCATATTTCTTTTCAATCTTACTAATTTCCCGATTTTGCATATTGGCTACAAGCTGGCTATATGTAGAAGCTGCATCGCCCATAATGTCAAAAGCCTTACCAACTAATTTCATCCGTTCATCCTCATACTCTTCCTCAATACGGGTCTTCTTAGCCTGATATTCTTCATACGTTATCAAATCGGCATCGTACATTGACTGAAGAATATCGTTTTTCTGAGAAAAGGAAGAAGTGGAATCTATCTCCTTGAAACCTTGTTCACGCTGTTTATTCTTGTTTTCCTTGCCATCTGCCAAATCCATATCCTGCAATTTTGCATCAATGGAAGATATATCTTCCCCATAGGCCGCCAACATATCTCTACGTTCCTCCAGGTACTGGTATTCCAAATCCTTCAGTTGTTCCAAGTAATCAGCTTCCCGCTTGATGTCACCTGCAATATATGCTTGCTTCAATGCAGTCCGTTGTAACTGATATTCTTCGTCAATAGTGGCCAGATTATCAGACTGGGCATTTTTATCGGCCTCCTTAGACGCTTCTGTCAACCGGTCTGCTTCTGCAATCATCTTGTCATAAATCTGCCCCTGGATTTCGGACGAGTCCTTGCCATACTCCACCAGTAGAGCTTTCCGGCTCCAGAGATAAGCCATTTCAGCCTTATATTGTTCTTCCTGATATTCCTGCTGTGCCATGCCTTCATTCAGCAGCTTTTCTTTCAGCAGATTTATCTCTGCATTATAGCCCTTTTTCAGCTTTTCTTCACGGGCCTTCAGTTCTTTGTCAAGGCCATTATCATCTACTCCATTGCTGTTTCCTCCTGGCACCGGATTATCTACTTCTTGTTCGGGCAGCTTTGCAAGAATCGCCTCCAATTCCTTTTTTTTCACAGCATAGCTGCCATATAATTTTAGGCGTTCTTGCAGTTGATGTTTTAACCCGCCGATAACCGCCTTCTCCAAAGACTTGTCATCGCCAATCCATTTCATCTTTTCTGCCTTTTGTTCCTGGAACCATTTACGGTGAATCGCCATCTCTTCAGCCATGCGGTCCTTAAGTTCGCTGATGGCTGCTTCAGTCTCGCTCCGTGTACGTTTCTTCTGGTCATCATCCAGCAAATCCAGATTATCGGCTTTGCTTTTTATACCAGCAATACGTCCCATCAGCGTTTCATAGCGCTCCATTTTGGCATTCAAGGCTTCCTGAGCCTCTGTCGCCTCATTTGTCCTGGTTTTGAATATAGCCAGATATGATACGACACCAGCCAATACCGAAGCTACAATTCCCAACGGATTAGCCTTCAATGTCTTGTTAAACAATGACGCCGCAGCAGTAGCGCCTTTGGTTATAGTGGTCCACAAGCTTTTGGCCATAGTGTCTGCCTTTACGACCAATGTATAGGCAGCAACAGCAGCCGAGGCTGCAACAATGGCCCCCTTGTACTTCCATAAGATGGAAATCATAGTTCCCAATCCCTTCACCGTCAGACTGCCCGTCGTTATCATGTACTTCATCACCGGCTGGAGCTTTTCGCCCAGTTCCACCCGCACATCCTTGAAGTGCTTCTTCGCCTTATCCAGCCCCGCCTGAACCGTATTGTTCTGTACATTAAACTCATTAATAATGCTGGTACCGTCGCGATACGCATCATTGGCCAATCTTTGCGCTTTACGAATATCATCTATCTTGCCGGCCATCGTGCTGATGACACCGGAAGCCCGGACACCATCCAGCCCCATCTCCTTGAACATAGGTGCCAGCTGGTCAAGTCCTCCTTTCTTATTCAATGTATCCAGGAACTGAAGTATCGCCTCGTTCGCATCCTTTTTGATAAGAGAGGTAAAGTCCTCCACGCTCTGCCCTGCAATCTTGGCAAACTTGGCTGGCTCCTGGTACATCTTCATCATCAGCGTCTGGAAAGCCGTCGCCGCCATCTCCTGCTGCTGCATGTTCTGGTCAAGTACAGAGGCATATCCCAGAATGTCACCCTGAGCAACCTTCGCCTGATTCGCTGCCCCTGCCACGCGAGCAGTAAATCCTACCAGGTATGCTTCTGCCGCACTGGAGTTCTGTGCCACCTCATTAATGGCGCTACCGGTAGCCAACATCGCCCCACGCAACCCAAGTTTCTGGTCCTCACCGAACATCTGTGCCAACTTGCCGATGTTCTTCACCGCATCATCCCCCAAATCCTCACCCAGTGCCACATTAATCTTATCGGCCGCATCGACAAACTCCAATACATCCTTCTTCCCGGTAATCCCCAAACGACCAGCATCACCGGCCAGAGCATTCAGCTTCTCACGCGCTGTACGGGTATCCATATCCTTGAACTCTTCATTCAGTCCCTTGACTTCATCTCGGGTCATACCGGTGTACTTGATAACTTGCGCTTCGGCTTCCTCCATCTCCGCATATTCATCCACACATTTGCGGGCAGTCAAGGCCACCCCGGTAAGAGCCCCGACAACTCCTGCCCCCATAGCTGCATACCTATTAACCCCATCAGCCATTTTGGAAAGAGAAAAACGGGTATCACGTGCCTGCACCTCCACCTCTTTCATCCGTTGCCTGGTCAGCAGATAATCAGCCCGTAGCGCTTTCCATTTCTCCGTGCCGGGAGTAGCATTATCCATCTGCCTCTTGAGGGAAGCCGCAGCCTTGCGCAATTCCGAGTAAGACAATGCAGTCTTTCCAGCCTCTATACGTTGAACGGCGAGCGCGGCATTCAGTTTATCCAAATTCTCTTTCTGCTCCTTGTATTCCGCTGAATTCTCCTTCCCTTCTGCCCGCAGTTTCGCCATTTCAGCCTTGACAGCATCAATCTGCCGTTTGGTCTCGTCAAACTTCGCTTTCGCCTCCGAATTATCAATCCGGATTGCCATTCTAAAGTCTTGTATGTTAACCGCCATATCTTTACCTATTAATCCAGGACAAAGGTATCTTCAAGCGTCACCTTGAAAAAGGACATGAAAAAGCCCGGCAATCCATCACGGACTACCAGGCCAGCACTTATGAACAAAAAGTGTTATCCGTCAAGCCAACGGCCATTATCCAGCCACACCCCTCCGTCACGCCAACGGCCATCAGCCAATATCCACCGGACATCAGCCTCAGTATCGCTGATACGGATGGGATAGAACGTACCGGTCCAGGCTCCCTTACGACCGAACGCATCCAATGTGAATTCCATCTCCTTGCAGACATATCGCTTGTTGCGTATCTCAAACACTTGGTAAGCAGCATATACATTCGGGTCATGGCTCTGGACCTTCACCGCTTTAGTGTAGTCAATATCATAGTTAGTCTGATACAGCAACCCGTCAAGCACATTCAGGCACAAACTTGCCCCAATACTGTTTGTCCTAACATATTGCCACCAAGACTCATCTCTGGATGTATGGTTTTTCGTATATTCATCTATATAAGGAACCGGATATTTCATAGAGACGCCATTGTACACGACACTTAAGCCTTGCAATCCCGTATAGAGTGCCAGGCAGATACCACGTTTTGATTCCGTTTCTTCTCCTCCGCCATTCTGAATTTGCTCTTCAATACTCAGTGCCGGTTCTGTTTTATCCGCATTGCCATTACCGGATAAGGAAGGAAGATAAATCCAAAGAGTAGTGTCCTCTCCCCTTCCTCCACCGCCATAATAGTTGATTCCAACACTTTGAAAAGCTGTGGGAACCATCTCCAGTTCTACGGTATTGGAAACACCTTCGCGTTCAATGCCGACAAATCTATCCACCATGACAAACACCGGAGATGAACGCCTTCCATCCTCATCCACCCAGTCACGCAGATACACATATTCCTTGCCATCAGCCTCGTGTGTATAGATAGTATCCGGCTTTTTATGGGATTCGTCATTGAACCATCCCGTAATGCTTCGCATGTCGGTCGGTATATCCTCCGGGATATTCTCTCTCTTCGCCCCTTTTTTAACCGCCTCCGGCAAGACATTCCATCTCCAGAACTCGGAATCCTCCACCTTATATGCTACATTCGAGAAAGCAGGATCTTCAATATCCGGCTCTTCAACCTCCACCTCATACACATCCTCTACATTCTGCACATGTACGGAAGTACCTCCGGTAAAATAGTTCCCTCTCAGCAACAGCCTGGCCGTACGCTTGCGGTTGTCAACCAGAAATACAGCATTGAACAACCGCTCCACCTGCTCAAGGAAATCCTTCACGCTCCAGCCCGGCAGCATCTTGTTCCACAATACCGTTGGTACCGTATGACAGATATACACATCCTTATATACCGTATTCTCCAATTGGTTCTCCGTCAACCCATATCCGAGTGCCCTCATCAGCTCCTTGATGTAAGCGCACAAATAAGGCTGCGGTGTCACATCGAACATATCATCCGTACCCAAATTCCGGTTATCTGCACCTGCCTCTGCCTTGACACACCACTGGTTGTGTATATTGCCGGTACCCTGGTCAAGTACCGGCGCCAGACAATACTCCACTTCCGGATAGGTTTTCTCAATATGGGGAAACATATCCGTCGTCAGTACATCCGTCCGCTTCATTTCCAGAGTTCCAATCAGCAAGTCACCGCCGACAAAATAATTCAGTTCGGAATTTCCGCTCGCAATCTGGAGCGATACCGTATCATCTGTCCAACCGGTAATAATCTCCGTACCGTTGCAATACACCCTATTGTCTGCTACCAGTATGGCAGCGCGTTTGGTTTTCACCTCCTGCACGCTGTTCAACCGGTTCAAATGCGCATACAGTTCCGCATTGGTAGCATTAGTCAGCTGCAATGTTATCTCGTAGGTATATTCTCCATTCTTGGTAATCAACGGATTCTCACGCTTCACCTGAATGGAAAAATCCTTCGGAAGTACGGCTTGCACACCGTCAATAAACAATTCAGTCATAATCAACCAAGTTAAGTCCTATAGTCATTCCGTTCCAGCCGCCGAACACATCGTACTCCCACTCCACTGTCATACTCTCTGCCCCCTCCACTTCTCCACAAAAGAAATCCATCTCCCGGAGTTTGGTTTTAAGCAGTTGCATGACCTGCTGGATGCGTGCATAATGCAGCAGTTCCTCTTCGTCGGTCTCCTGACCCGACGGAACCTTCTCAATCAGGAACAGCAACAAGCTATTCCGTTCCCGATAATTGTCTTCATTGCCCTGCGACATTGCATCCGGGTAGTTGGCACACAGCATCAATCCCGTACAGTCTCTCAATTTCTTGACAAGATGCTTTTCGCTGACGGCAATCACTGTCCCGTCAATCTTCGTCCGGCTGACCTTATTGACGCGCTCTTTCAGTTCTACCAGCATCTCCCTATATCTCTGTATATTTATCATAGCCCTATCAAATTATTCTGTTCAGGATTCGCCATGGTGAAGCTGAACTCTACCGCCTTCAAGACGCTACGCCTGAAGGAGCGTTCAAACTTCTGTTTCGTAATCACAATAGGCAGCCATTCGCCATCCACAAGAATCTCCACCTCTTGTGCGTTCAGCATGTTGTGCCATAATTTATAATCACTCTGCAACATGATGCTGCCAGAGTTGACCGTGTATTCATCAGTAACCTTGACACCGAACTTGCGTTGCACCCCGTACATGGCTGCTGCATCACTCTCATTGTTTCCGGTCAGTTTCAGTTCACCGGTAGCCGTTAAAGTCTCAGGCATGTCATACACATTCTTGAAACGGAAACACCATACATCCACATACCTTGTACCATCAACGTAAAACTGCATGGAGCCTCCGAGCATGGCCACCGTATAACTGGCTATGTCCGATTTGGAAAATCCGGGAAGCACAGTATCCGGACTCACATCCACCGTGAAAGGCTCCGAAGAAGATACCGGGAATGATTTGCTCTCCTGGCTGCCGTCATTGAAAAAAGCCGTTATGTCATATCCTCCATTCTGCGGATAACCACTCACATACTCTTTGGCCCCCATACGTGTCACCTTGGCAGCCACCTCACTCAGTATTCCCGGAGAAGCGGCATCCTTCCGGGTCTGCATCCGGCTGAACATCACGTAGCTCTGCGCGTCTTCTGTCTCGTTGATAAGGAAGGTGAACGTCCCCGAAGCGGTGCTCTGCGGTGCATAGTCCAGACACCACACGCCCCACAATGCCAATTCGCAGAACTTGCCCAGCCCTCGGATTCGCACCTGGTTGTCGGCATCCGGTACATATTCTTCATCAAGTATCTTTTTACCGCTATATTTTATGGCAAAGGCTATGGTCACATCCGTGTCAATGATGTAGTCCTGCATGGTGGCGCAAAACTCCCGTGCCCTGGGTCTCTGTATTACATTCATAAACGACAATATTTGTTTCTACGGTCATTTTTCGGCAGCAGCTCGTAATCGATCATACTACCGTCACGCGCCCGCTTCATCTCATCTATCCAAGTGGCAGCATCGTCTGCCATCCATCCGGCCACACGCTCCACATCATTGAGCGATGCCGGTTCACTTGCATTCATACCGCTTTCGGCCACAAACCTGCGGATTACTCCCCCCGGTATCGCTCCCAGAGACAAGCGACGAAGCGCCATGCTCATGGCCAACAACGCCACCGCCTTGCATGCTGCGAAATGCGCGTCCGTCTCCGGTACCGAACTTTCTGCAAGCAGTGCCTCCCAACCGGCACCGTATGCCCGCTTCACCGTCAACTGCTGGGCTTCTCTGATGAAAGGCAGAAGCAGCAGGAACATACGCTCACTCTTATTTATCGGGAAATAGGTATCGAAAGAACCCCCATTACGGATTATCAACATCTGAGCAGACTTATACATGTCGCTATCCGTCCACTCTTTCAGTTCCTTGTCATTCAGATAACGAATCAGCACATCCACCGCCTTGTAGTATTCTTCGAGATGCAGCGCGTCATCACGGTCCAACTGCCACTCCCAGGGCAGTTTTTCGCTGCCATCGGTAGCCACCTTGAACTTGCGCCCGTCATCCTCATGGCTGAGGTCATTCTTCTGATACAGCCGCAATGTGGCCAACAGCGCAATCGGCCGTTGCACCTTGCGTACAATCCCGGTATCAGTACCCTCTTTCTCCGGATTGAGATAATAGCTCTCTGCCAGTTCTATCACCTTGCTACCGACCAACTGCGCCAGTTCTTCAGTAGCCAGCTCTATCTCACCGATAACCTTGGTGAAATCATTGTTAGCGTAATAGTTGGCGGTCAACTCACGCAATTCTTTGGCACCTTGGCCGTCTTTGTTGAATATCATAACATCATTTTTTTAGATTCCTCATCAGTTCGTCTGCCCGCTGCCTATCATCGAGCAACTTCATCATCACACGCAGCAACAGCGTATCATCGGTAGCCCTCGCATTGCCGAACACTCCGCTTTCGGCCACAGAAAAGAGTATCGAGTTCATGCCCAGGCTCTGCACATCATTCTGCCGGGCATCCTTGTCCCTTCCACGGGAAAATACCGGTCCGAAGCACAGTTCCAGTCCGTCAATGATGAAAGTTCCGGAAAACAAGTATTCACAGAAGTAGGAGAACCAGGCATAAATCCCCCATCTCATCCACACCGGCATGTGCTCCACAAGCCCCATGTATCTGCCCATATATTGCTCACGGAAGGGCTCACGCTCTACACAGCCTTTTTTCTCCACCGGAGGACGATAGAGGATGGCACACAATGCCTGCAAGTCTACCGGATCATGTCCGACATTATACCTATTGACCGCAGCCACCGCATGACGGAACTCACCAAAAGCCAAATCCGCCCCATGACTCATCGGACCGCGCAGATAGCGCCATTCCGGTATCAGATTCACAGTCGAGTCATACGCCAGTACCACAGCGTCTCCCTCCATTCTCCACATCCATGCCAATGTCTCGGCCAGATGGTCCACCAGCAGCATATCCTGCACCTTTGAACGGAAGACATATCCCCTATTCTTCAGTACATACGCACACCACTCGCGCTTCACGTCCAGTAAGCTGATGCCCGGTTTCGTCATCAGCTTCTCCCGGTTCTTCAGCAGGTGCAGCCACTCCAACGGCTTCACCTCCTCCCAGCAGTCCGGGAATTCAATATCCTTCTGTCTCATATCTATACTTGTTTTGCCGCTCTGTCCGGCGTCGATACATTCTCTTCCTTGTTGATAACCTTCCGGTAAATACCGAGGAAAATCCCCTTCTTATGCGGGAAATTAATACGGATGGCATCATTGATTGCCTCCAGTACAATATCCTCGGGAATCTGTGTGTCAGCCCCGTAGAATATCTTCAATGCATAGAGCATCTGGCTGCCGCTGTCACTCTTGCCGTCAATGATGATGTTGGCCAATGCCGGAGAAAGCCCGAAACCGCTGGTAGTGGAACTGTCCGCGATGCGTGAAATCTTCGCCTGCGCCTCGATGTACTTGTCGATATTCATCTCGATAGGCTCTATCTTCCAGCTCTGGGCATTACCGTCGGCATCCACGAAGTCGACACAGCTGAAGAACTTGCCGGCATTCTTCTTGCCAGCCATCACGTTGGCGATGGTTTCGGTCAATTCATCCTTCAGCCGCTCCATTTCCTTCTGAATCTTCGTCTCATCCCAATCCTCGTGCATGGCCATAATCAGCTCATGTTTCTGGTTCCAGTACTCCTGCGGAGAATGCACCACATAAGCGGCTGCAATCATGTTCTCATTCAGATGCTTGATAATTTCCGGAAGGTTGTTCGCATTCTCCAGCCAGGGAACCGACCCATAGAAGCAGGAAATCGCATACATACTACGGCCAAAGCTCCGCATGCAATGGTATTTAATGGCTGTTTCGTACCGGGTCGGATTCCATTTGTCAAAAGCCGGGTACTTGCGGAACGTGCGGCTCTTGAAGGAATCAAAATCACCGGTGAGGTATTCCGTGACATCCTCAAGCCTACGGCTGTCATTCTCCGGCCACACCAGACGGCTTTCTTCGCTGTGCAGTGACTCCAATCGCTGCACCCATGGGCGGCCGATACGCACTCCCTTGCCCATATAATACTTGGTGAAATGCCCATTCATGTGCGTGTATTCAACCAAGTTGTCACGTATATACCCTTTGTAGTCCCAGCTATCCAGCCATTCCTGAATCTCGGCATCCTCCATCCATTCCTGGATGCGTTCGTTATTCTCAATCTTCACCCGGTAAAGCATCGGCCCCTGCCCATACAGCAACCCCACCTTACGGTCCAGAATACCGGGACCCAGGTTGTTCTTCTCCAGCAAGTCACGGATGGCATTCGGCATATTGTTGTCCGGGCCCCATGGAACCACACGTACACCGGCCACCGATACCGGGTCACCGTCCCAGTCCTGCGAGCCAGCATTAAAGAACTGACTCATACTCTGGCTCCAGTTCATGTTAATGGCATATTGCCCGGCAGTCGTATCCACAAAACTGAAATTGCCTATCTTCTTTATCTCACTCATAACTATCTATTGATATAAATTCTCGTTGTATTAATGAACAGCGAACCGCAATAATCCACCACTATCTGCTGAAGTTCCGGTATATGCTGTTCAATCACGGGATTAAACCAAGGTTTCGGCTCCCGGTTCCAATCCTTGTTGCTTTTCTTGGTGATTACCCGTGTACCACCCTCCATATTATACCCACGGCCTACACCCAAATGAACATAAAGTCCGTCGGCATTGAACCCAAAACCGATGCTCGTAATCTCCTCACCTTTGGCCGGCACCTTGCCCCAATGCCGGTAATTCTGCCTGATGGATGCCGAAAGCTTCTTATCTTCATCAATCCATTTCGATACGCTCGCCTGCAACGCCTCGTTCACCTTCTTACCCCAGGCGCGTATCCGACCGTTGAATGCCGCAACCGCTTTCGCATCCTGCTGCCGCTCGAACTGCTGCGTAATGCCGGTATCACCCTCTATCGTGATGTCCAGCGGAAACCTATCAGCCAGCCGGTTCTTCTTGCTCCACCAGCTGCTGCGGTTATTATTTTGCGATAATCGTTCTGCATGTGCTCCCATACTGCAAAAGTACCCCAGACCACTTATCCGAAAAAGGACACAAAAAAACCGGCTATCCATCACGGACCACCGGCTTCTCAAATGTAAAAAAAAATGTTTCTTAGAAAATATCCTCTACGGCAAAGTCATCTAAACCACCATCCTCATGCGTCAGAACATTGCCGTCAGCATCTGTAGTCGAACATATATGACGCATGATGTAATCCTCTTCGCTCATGCCTCCAGTCAGAACCAATAAGGCATCCTCTCGAGAATAATATATCAAAGCCTTGGCACAACAACGAGTATATTTATTTCCACACGGAAACAACACACAGATATCATCAGCCGAAGGCTCTATACCCAATTCAGACCGTATTTCTTCAATCTGTTGGAACAATGGCTTCAACCCTGCTGATACCGGGACCTCAAGCTGATATTCCATCCGGTATATATTCTTGCTATTCTTTGCAGCTTCATTCATTTCACGCCTCCTTTCTTCTCCGGAACAATCCCCAATAATTCGGTACGTGCATGATGCAGGACTGCCAAGACATCTACAAAACCGCTTGAGTTATTGGTGAAAAAGCTATTATATTCAAGGAGAAAGCCAATACTGTCATCCAACAGATTTGCAAGAAATGTAGCCTGACCATTTTGCAAATCAGATAAACGCTTAGCTATGGAATCATCCAATACGACCCCATTTATAATTGTCTCAGTCATACCTCACGCCTCCTTTCTGTACCAATGCATAATACTTGCCTCCCTTTATGACTTCCATGCCCAGCCTGGGGTTGCACTCATATATCCCCAGAAGCCTACCCTTAAGAAGCCCTTTTTCATAAGTAAGTTGCTGAATTTCTTTGTAATATCGCGCATTTTCGCTTTCCAAGAATGCGATGTATTCGTCTTTAGTCATACCTCACCCCCTTTCCGGCACTTCTTTGCCTTATAAACGCACAATGCAGACACCACAAACAACGGTGGGAAAACAAGCCCGATACAAATAGAGAGGATGGCACCGAAATACCAACGGTCAGAAGAACTGTTAAGCTCACAATCAGGAGACATGCTACGATAGTAGCGACGCTGAATGTTATTGACTTGCTCGGTAAGAGCGTTAACGGATTCGCCCACAGATGTGCGTGGAGCAGGTACGGACTGCGTACCAATAGTTAGTTCTTTCATTTTGGAATGCAATTAAAATGAAACAATATGTTATTAAAGACGGGAAAGGGAACCTTCTCCAAAAAATCGGAAAAACTTATAAACAAAGAAAGTTCCGCTTTCCCGTTGCATTCCACCTTGAATAGGCAGTGGGCGCATTAACGCTCCACACGGGGGTCGGAACTTATAGTTGATCCATAGGCATAAAAAATGCCAACGGCAAAAGTTGGCGAACAATCTCCGCCTATTCAAAATGGAATGCACTGCAAATATGGGGATAATATTTGAAAGTGCAAAAAGAAAAGCGGAGTTTTTTGCTCCGCTATCCAATTATTAATTATAGACATCATCCCTTATCACACGTGAACGTTTTCTCTTACTTTTAACATTCTCCTTCTGTTCAAAAAGCTCTTCCTGTACTTCCTCAGACTTTTGTTTTTCAAAGAAAGTCTGTTTGGTATTAAAATCTTCATTAATAGCTTCATCTTGCGTTATCTCTTTGCTCAAAAGCCAGTGATATACATTCTGATTGCCGATTGTTACAACATAAGCTTGTTCAAATTCCCAACCTCGTTTGCCCATATAATTCATGGCATCCACCATAGAATTAAATTTAATCGCTTTTCCGTTATCATCAACCAAATACTGATTAGATGATCCAAACCAAAAGCTTGTTTCTTGCCCGAAATCAACTGTAACAGTGACTTTATTACTGAACAGTTTTCCTGTACCGAGTAATTCACAGAATACTTTATAAGGTTTTTGCGCTACTACTCCCATACTGATGAACATCAGCATCAAAAACAAACATTTCTTCATACATTTAGATATTTAATTAATAATGCTCATTCAACCAATTCAGTTCCTCTAAGTAATAGCAAGTAGAGCCTTTATTTACCACAAACTGCACCCTCTCGTCAAAGAGTAAAAACTTATCGAAATTACCTTTTTGAGTTGTCACAAGCAATGGGGTATGCCTCAATACATCTATATCCACAAATTTACACTTCATCCTTTTACTGTTCATAGATATTATCCTATCTTTGTGTGTCATAAGGGCTTCGTGACATATCACATACTCCCCTCCTTCCATGTGATTGATTACCCGATAGCCTTCACCATATTGTTTCAACATGTAAATATTGCCTTCATCATGCGAACGTCCTACAACCAAACCACCTCTACGAGCGTCCACAACCTTTCCTTCTTTGGAAAGTTGTTCAAACTCTTGTTTCGAAAAAACAAGTCCAACCATCGTACTTTTGAAGAACTATGCGCCACCATAGATGCTCAGAAAGACCAAATCCCATCATTGATAGATGGAGGTTTTACTCAAGCAAATGGAAGCAAAAAAATAGAGTTTACCGTTCACGACGGGCATGCCGCTACTAAGTAAACTCTATCGAATCGCGATCTAAAATATTTTGTTACAACATAATCCGTATGCCCCCGTTTTACATTGTACTATCTTATCATAACTACTTTGCGAATATGGGAATAATATTTGTAACGGCAAAAATGAAGCGGAGTTTTTTGCTCCGCTTCTGAAATCTATCAAAATCTCCTTCATGATTTGTAACAAAAAAGGCTCCCACATCACATGGAAGCCTTCGAAAATCACATTGTATAATACGCTGTCAAACAATAACTACACAACGGATAAAAATTCTTTTCCAATACGGTGAATACCATCCACAATGCGTCTTCTTTGTTCAATGCGGGGAACACGCAACCCACTGGCATAATGGGAAAGCTGTTGCTGGTTAATGCCAGAGACACGGGATATGGCAGCCAAGGAGGTAAACTGTTCGCACTTACGGAGCAGTGCGGCAACTCCCAATTCCACATCGAATTCATAGTCTCCGTTAACAAGCCACTCAGGAAGCGTTTCGCCATCCTGCAATAGTCCTTCCACATGTTCACGGACAGCCTCAGATAGTTCAATCATCAGGCTCTCATAACTTTTGGAAGTAGCAACAACCATGCCGCATAGTACATCATCTTCGGTAACTGCACCGAAATTCTTATCGCACCAGTCAACCTTAACTTTAATCTTTTCCATAATTTTCTCCTTATCTTTGAAGCAGGGTGTTATTTCCACCCCGCTTGTTTCCAAATACTGTTTAATAAAAATTGGCTTAATACCTCACTTTCATGGCCTCTTACTGTCACCCTGCCTTTTTTCGTAGGATGCTTGAATTGCCGGTGGTCACCTCCAGAGCCTTTCAACTTCACCCATCCGTCAGCTTCGAGCAACTTGATTACTTCTCTGACTTTGTATTTCTTCATTTGTGAATTGTTATTGTTTGACTCTGCAAAGATATAAATATTTATATCATTCACAAAACTATCTGGCAGAAAAATGATATTATTTTTTATATCATTTTATTTCCCTCCGTGGTTGAAGGAACGGTAACACGACCAGTCATTCCGCTTTTCGGGCCCCATTCCGTTTGCGAGCGTGCGAGCAAACGGAATGGGTGCGCCCTGCACCCCTCCGTCAAATCAGCCCCTCATCGCCAAAACTGTAATATCCACCATTCGTTATAATCACATGGTCTATCATCCTAATATTTAATAACCCTGCCGCCTTTTTAAGCTGCTCCGTCAGTCTCTTGTCCTCATTGCTCGGTCGGATGTTGCCACTCGGATGGTTATGTACCGCTGCGAACTGCACTGCCCCCGTATCAATCAGCACTCGCATAATCAGCCTTATATCCGCTGAAGTCTGGTCAATGCCGCCTACCGATATGCGTACTTTCTTGATAAGCCGTCCGGCTTGGTTTATCGACACTACCCAAAATTCCTCATTCGGCAAATCTCCTATCAACGGCTCCATCAGTTCGTATACGTCTTTGCTCATCCTTATTTGCCTGCGTTCCACCTGCTGCGACAGTTGTCTCTTGTACATCTCCACGGCTGCCACGGCTACCCTCCTGCGTCCAGGAGTCAAAGAGGAAAACAATTTTTCAAGGTCTATCACTTCGTTGCTGCGTTCGATGTCCGAAACAATCTGTCTGTTGTTGCTGATTTCGTAAATCAGTTCGCTGTCGCTCATGTAGCGGCAATCGTTATCAAAAAGAGTATTCATAATTGTATGGATTAAATTGTTATAAAAGAATTGTCTTGCCTAAGAAATAGCCTCCCAAAACCTCTGCCCCAAGCGTTTCAAGTGCACACGCAAACCGTGCGTAACTATGCCCCTGCGTCAGTATATCATCGAATACAAGGCATTTCTTACCCTTGAAAAAACGCTTGTCAAACTTGATGACCTCCACCGTCTGCACCGTCTTGGCCGCTTTCGTCTCATGGATGGCAAGCCGTCCACCCTCAATGGTAATTGCTTTGTACGCATTCCTGCACCCCGTCAGCCGTGCCACCTCTTCGGCAAAAGCCTTGTATCTGATTTCGTTCTTCTCTCCGCTACTGGCTGGTATGCAGACCAACGTCACGTTGCAAACCTCCGCACCGAACTGCTCGCGCATCTTCTTCGCTACAAGTTCTGCCACAGACGCACTGCGCTTCCCGTCCTTAAAATCCCATATCATCCTGCGGATAGACCACTCCCGTTTGTTAGCCTCGTACTTGGTAGGCAAGTAGTCAAAGAAATTAAACATGAATTTAGACCATTGATTTTTCCATGCTTCGGGGATGTTTCTTTTTGCTGCCATAACTGTAAGTTTTTAATTTATTCTGGATTTCTGGAGTCGTCGGGTGGAGCCTTTTTTAATTTACTCCGTTTCCCGGAACGACTTTTTTTTTATTCCGGCGTGTCTGTATGACGTGCGGTATGGTTGCCTTTTGATGCCGCAATAATTGAGGTGCCGAGGATGACATTCCGCAAGGTTCCGACTAAAACCGAAGGCTTGAATACTACCCGTAGGGGTGGAGATTTTTTAGCGGACAACGCCCGACCTTGCTTGTCAGACCGGTGCCCTACATTTGCGGACTCAAAAGACTACCTGACCGCATACAGAGATGCAGGAAATGAAAAGGAGTTGCGGAAAAGAAACGGAGGCACGCCAAGCGGAACGCTTACCGCTCTGCCCTTCTTGATGGAGGGGCGTTTCATAAAAACAGACAGAAAGCACCGCTTTCTACCGCTAAGACGCGAAAAATCCCGTTATGCAAGTTTGACATAGGATATACCGCCACCGGCACCTAAACCAGACTTGTATAACGGGATTTTTCGCGCGCCCACCCCGTATCGGGGTGACTTCTTCTCCCAATAGGGCGTTTTTGGGTACAGAAACACCCTAATCAAAAATCCACCTCCTTGAAAACCAAAAAGAAAACCCATCCCTGCAACTTCTGTTGTAGGGATGAGCCAGCTTGCTGCCCGAGCCGCGCCGTCGGTGATTTGCGGTCGCAAGCGCCCTTTCAGATTCGGAAATATGACAAAACCTTTACAATTTGTACCCGATGCTCCCAATCCCACCCGCTTCGGCCTCTCCCATAAACGAAAGGCCCTGCCATCCTCACGGACAACAGAGCCAAAGCAAACAGAAAAGAAATGTCACACCGAAGCGGCACCGGACACATTGCGGCCCATCCTCCAGATGCGGATAATCTCTTTGCGCAGGATGAAATACTTCAAGGCATCGGTCAGGTTAGTGGATTCTTTAGGCAATCTATGTGCAGGCAGCTTATCTCCAGTCTTCTGTTTGACTATCACACTGGAGCTGTCCGGCCGGGTAGCCACCTTGGTTTCTGTCACCTCCATTTCCGACTTGAGATTCGGGCAGTTGTGCTGGTCAATCAACAGTGTAAACAACGTGCGCTCCAAGTTACCGCTGAGCAAGTCCATGAAGAACCGGTATTCCAGATTGCTACCGATGTTGCCCTGCCCCAAGCTCATCAGCTGTACCTGCCATCCAGTACGTCTGCCCTCCGCATCCGTCTCGATGTTCTTCTTTATCTGTGTGGCCATATCCGTACCCACCCCCTTGTAGTTGTTCATGGAGCGGTCATAATAAAGCTTCAGTATCTTGCGCTTGTGCGGCTTGAAATAATAGAGGAACTTATCGGCCAGCTCACGCACGGAGTTAGGCGGCAATGTATAGAGTTCTTTGAGTACACGCATCACACGCCCACTACGTTGCCCGAACACCATGGAAAGCATATTGCCGGAATCCATGCCTGCCTCCAACGGTTTATTCTTATCCAGGTACCGGAGCACCGTACAGTCCTGCTCCCACCCGAACGGGTGCTGCTCTATCACTTCATTCAGGAATCCGTCCGCATAGAAGTGCTTCATCGAGAGGTTACAATAGAACATCTGGCTTGCCTCCAGCTTGGGGATAATGGAAAGGATGTTGCAAAGAATACCTTCCAGTCCTTCAGCGAATTCATCGCTGAACCAGTCTTCACCCAGTACATCCACGTTAACATAGGAGGAAGAGATGAAGAAGAAAGATACGCCCCGGCGTGTCTTAATCCAGCGCTCCTCCCAGCGCTTCATGTTCTTGCCTGCAAGCACCATGGAACGTTCTGCTGTATCAAGTTTGGCCTGCAATGAACGGTCTTTCCGGAAAGCTTCTTTCAATTCCTTGTACCGCTGCATGGCCGCCACATACTCTTTTTTCGTCTCGTTATAGACAAACCCGGCCTGCAACATGAGAAGGATTTTCCGCTTGTCATTCTGCTTGGCCAGCTTGAGAATCCAGTCGTATTCACCCAGGTGGTTCGGATTCGGCATATCCGTCGTCAGTGTACGGCTGCGGTACCATACGCTATCACCATACTTGACCCGGAACCCACGCACGGCCTTCAGCAAGTTCGTGAACTTCTCTTCCGGGAAATACTTCACTTCATCACCGAACACCCCCACATAGGAACGACCGGCACCGATGGCCGGACGGTCCAAAGAGATGAAGGTGAAGTTGAAACCGGTGTAGAACACCATGGTATTGCGCCAGTCGGAACATACGTTGTACATGCGGTCGCGCCACTCTTTCGGCGGTTCTTGGTTCATAACATAATGGATGCCCTGCTCCCACCCCAGCTTCGACAATCCGTCCACCAGCGAGGGAACCACATTCTTATGCAAATCGGAATACGTATCGGCCACCCATGCGAACGGTGCACCAGGGCAGTCCTGCGCCACCTCCTGCACCCGTTCAGCCAGCACCTGCACCGTCTTGGCCGATGCACGTCCTGCAATCCAATAGAGCGACCACGGCATCATCACGGCAATGAGCTGCGCCATCCAGTTGGAATAGCGTACCTCCACATCATCCGATATCTTTAGTTTTTTCTTCCTGGTCATCGAGCATCTCTTCTATATCAACATCAATTATATTGGCATCTCTCTTGAGACGAGTCTTCTCCCGTGCAGGAATATCCTGCATACCGTCAATCTGTGCCGCGAGCAGGTTGCGGTTGGCAGAAGGCAATCCCACCGCATTCGGGTCGAGGTCATAGACCTTGATCGGTTTCTCATCCATTTCTTTCGGCTTTATCGGGTCCGGCTTATCCAACTGCTTGATTCTTGCCGCTTGTACCGTGAGATTGCCGTACACCTCCATATCTTTGGCGCTGGTGGCGTTCTGAAGTACCACCTGGGCCGCCTTCATCAGATTGTCATACATCATGTTACGGTGCGCATCATTCTCGATGGTATCACAAAGGTAGAACAGATTAATGGCCTCACTATACATCTGCCGGGCACGCATCCGTTCCACATTAAACGGTTCGTGCATCAGGAAAGCCACGGCATTATCCTTGCCATATTTACGGTTAATACCTACCAGTGCATAGAGCACGTTGTAGTAGTCCAGCTCCTCGGCCGTCAACTCCATGGTGCAGCCGGAGGCAAGGTAATCCTGCAAGGTCTCAAAGTAAGATTTATCGAACATCAGCCTATATCGTCATAAAATATCTTGTTAATGGAATTGCGGTACCCGGTCGCCTGACGGAACTTGTCGAACCGCTGTGCCTGGGTCACATTGTCACCGGTCTCCGCACTGGCGGCCATGGCCAGCCCCTCTTTGGCCCGTTGAAGCAGTTGCCCACGTTCATAATGGTACTTCAACGGTGAGCCTACCAAATTGAAGTACCAGAGAAAATCATTCTCCGGTACATGGTAATACATGGCAATCTGCCGCGGCTCATAGCCTATACCTGCCAACCGCTCGAACTCGTCCAGGTCGATACGGTCATACCATGCCGGGCTGTCACGCCACTTAACCAATTCGTCCGCTACGAAACTCATATACTTCTTTGTTTTTAAGGAATACGTATTGTTCTTCCATCGCATTCTCGCCATAATTGCCGGAGCCTTCGACCACAAAGAAACCTGCCGATGTGTCCAGGCAGGTAATCTTTTTGTGGCTCCATGCAAATGAAAGCTCTATCTCTCCATCCTGATGGAGCTGCATCAACCTCTCGTATATCTTCGGCATACGAAACTTGATGGTCTCCGATATATGCAGATGAATACTGCCAATCAACCCTTTTTCACGCCAACGGAGCAACGCGTTGATGATACGCTCGTTGGTGGAATAGGTCGCTATATACAAGTGCCTCACCTGCCCGGCATTCTTAATCAGATAAACAATGAAAGTGAATGCCGTAAAGCTTTTCTTTGTCTCAATGAAAAACGCCTCATTCTCCCGTGGAAGCCGCCCACACAACTCTTTCAAACTGTTCAGCTTGAATGTCAACATGGTTTCAAACCGACGGGAAAAGAAGCGGGAATCAGACATCTCCTGCCGCAATTCTTCAAGATTGAAGTAATAGCTCATTCCAATAATCTGTTAATGTCGGCCAATTCCTTTTCATACCCTGCCAACCGTTCGCGACGGACAACATCCAGATGCGGCTTGTCACCCTTGGCCAACTCAGACTTGACCCGCCAGATATTGTTCTGGACCTGCTGCTGCCGTCGTACCAGTTCCTTGACCGGAAGATGAAGCAACTCGCTTCTGCGGCGGAACTCGGCAAAAGCCGGGTGCTTACCCAATAAAGCGTGATGCTCCTTGTAATAGTTCAGTTCCTGCCATATCATACGGTTATCCATGTAGCTATCAATCACCTGGCGGCTGACATCGGCACACTCCTGCAGGGAGGTACAATCCCTCAGCCTGGCATGTAACCGCACATAGGCATGGTATTTGCTGAACTTGCGGGAAGCGAGTGCCTCCAACTCCATCGGACAGCCGGGGGCATTGAGAAACGGAAACTCATCACGGAAAGACTCGGGTCCTTTCCGTGATGACGATTCCGGCAATGCCCTTCAGCCCTCAAAGTCCGACGGTTCCGGAAACACCCCTTCCAAAAACTTTTCCAACCACGGTGAATACCCTGATACCGCATTGTTCATAAACATCTTGCGGGATAAGAGGTCGAGTACCTTCTTCTCATCCGGCTTTTGTGAAACCACCGGCAGCAACACCTGGTCTGTCGGCCAGTTGAGATATACGGGTTGTGTCGGATAAGGAAGAGAATTATAATAGACGGAAGTAAACAGATAGCCCCCCTCCTCCAGTTCAGGGAATCGCTCGAACATGGCGGCCAGACATCCCTTATCCAACAACATGGGTGTGTGCGTACCATAATTCAGACAAGGCAATTGACTCTTTTCCAGCAGTTCCTTCGTCCGCTTCATATTCTCGGCATAAAGCCCTTTGAATCTAAGCGGAACGAGCATTCCATTGACTTTGGGCAGCGCCACATGAGCCAGGTCGATAGGATTCATCACATAGATGTCATCGTTGGTCCAGATGAAACGTCCGGTCACTTCGGGCGATTCCATAGCCACTTTCAGCTTGGCCAGCGTATCAACCTGTGCATTGTCAGAGACGCGATTGTGCTCAATGAAGGTAATCTCTTCGCTGAACCAATCTTCACGGTCACCGATTACCACCACATTGATGCCGAAGCGTACATTCTTCTGCCAGGAACGCAGTGCAAAAAGCAGTTCCTTGCCTTGTGCAAACTCCTTGCAATAAGGAATAACCACTGTCACATGGTCTTGAACCGACCGCGCCGGCGCCAATTCCTCCACCGCATCCACCGCCTTATCGACGGCCTGCACATCCTTTTGTTCCACACTCTCTTCTACCAGTTTCAGTTCTACGGCCACATCCTCGGTCTTAGCTGTTTTCTTTTTTGTTGCCATAATTTAAAGTTTTTAATACGATACAAAAATATCGTCTCCACATAGTTCGTAAAAGGACACAAAGAGAGGCGAATGCACTGCAAACGCCTCTCTCCAATAACCAACCTTTAAAACAGAAATGAATCAAACTCCTGAACCACCGGAAGAAGACGACGCTTCACCCAATCCCAAAACGGCATTGATTTCTTCGTTGTCCGTAGCCGGTACAAGGCTCTTGGCGATGTGACCGATAGTACCTCCGCGTAAGGAACTTGCCAAATTGATAGTATTCTTGTCACCCTCCTTGTTATCCTGGGAATCGGCCTTGGTCATCTTCAGCGGAGTGCACGGCGTACCGGCAATCTTCGCATCCTCACCAGAGCAACCGAACACGATTGCCCCCAGATTCTCATTGATATTGTTGTTCACGAATTCATCGTGTTCCAACTCTGTACCCGGATGTTCATAATCCACATGGTGGATGAACCCACGTGCATCATCCTCTCCCTCGCTGGAGTGGTAGATGTTGATGGTGGAGTCCGTAGCATACACCGCTATGGGCTTTTTACCTGGCATCATCTCAAATGCCGTCACCTTTACTCCCTTCTCATCACGCGTATAAGTCTTGACGTCTTCCCAGCGGAAAATCTCGATATAGGACTTCTTCCCTTTCGGACGTCCGGCATTCGATGACTTCTTGGGCACCGACACCATTGAATATGTTGTTTCTGACATATATGTACCTCCTATATTAATATAGTTAAACACCTGCACCGGAACTGGAAGAAGAACTGGACGATGCCTCAGAAGAGCTGTCTGTTTCTTCAGGCGGCAGATAAGCGAAGATAGCTTCTGCCAGCCAGAAACCGACAGCTTCCCACCATTCCGCGAATATCTTCACGTCGTAGTTCTCACCCTGCATCCAAACCTTGGCGCTCTGCGGGTCACGGCTGCGCAAATGCTTGAAGTTCTCCTTCGGCGTAATGAAGAAGGCTCCGGTACCGCGCATGCCCTCAAGCGGTGCGAACGTGAACCTGGAGAAATCCACCCTGATTTTCTCACCGTCCTCATTCTTGAGCCAGGGATATTTTTCACGGTATGCCTTGCTGTAACGTATCACCAGATCCGGATCTGCATGGATAAACATGGTCTTTTTCCGATACAGCGGCTTCACCTCACTCACTGCCTTGTCAATTTGGGCAAGTAAGGTCGCGTCTTCCAGCTTTTCACCGTCAAGCAGCCAGGTAATCTTATCATTATTAGCCTTCTTCAGCTTCTTGAGCTGGGTTACATAGCCATCCATCACATCGTTGGCATCCGTAGCGGCATCCCCATCTTTAACGGCACTGGTCTCCTTGAACTCACCGATCGCCAAAGCAACCTCACGCTCTTCGTCCAGTTTAGGAAAGATGAGCTGATACAAGATATACTTGACTACCGGCATATCTTCCGGCTTCAGATTCTCATCATACAGATAACCGAGGATATCCTCCATAATGTCCGACGGAGTGATGGGAACGTTTATCTTGCACTTGTAGTTCTTGATGGTCAACGGAGTGAACTTCGATTTGCCCTTAGGCGTCCACTTCGGTACGAACTGCTGGAGAACTGAATCAACGGCAGCCTGCTGCGCACGAACCTCTGTTTTGTCCGTCACCAGAGTTGACATGTACTTGGTGGACTCCGTGGTACCCATCAGCCCTTTGAGTATTTCCAACCTCTCGGAAGAGACATACTTGCCGAACTCTTTCTGAAGCTCGGTAGTCTCAATGGTCGAATTACCACTATATGCCGCTCCCTTGAACGCGGCATCCAAATAACGGTTGTGTGCCAGGCTCATGTCCGGCTTGAACTTGCTACCCATTTCGTTCTTGTCTCCTGCAACCTGCTGCCCCGCATCCGGTGCAGGTTCTTTGGCCATCTTGGCAATCTGGGCATCCTTCGAGGCGATGTCCTTCTCCTGCGCTTTTATTTTAGCATCGAGGTCGGCCAAATCCTTGCGTGCCTTTGCCAGTTCCTGCGCATTTTTGTCACGTTTAGCCTCCAGCTGCGCTCTCACCTCATCGGTCACAGCACTTTCAGCATTTCTGCCGTCTTTCTCAAATTCGGCGAGGTCCTTCTTGAAGGCTTCGACGAATACGGTACCGTACTTGTTCTTCAGTTCCTCTTCCTGAGAGGAGAGCAGGATAGATTTGCCCCTCTCATCCTTGGCAAACGCAGAGATGCCCAAGAACCCAAGCACTACACTCATCACTTTTGCAAACATAATTCTATGATTTAGAGTTGATATAATTGTTTATTGTCATTTCCGAATCAATCTCACGGCTACGTTGTACGGCATAGTCCTGGGTACCGATAGCATCTATCAGCCCCACTTCCAACGCCTCCCTATGATAGAACATCCGGCCACGAAGTAATCCTTCAGTCTCCAGCTTCAAGCAATTTCCCCGATTCTTCTTGACGTTCTCCTGGAAGTCGCGGGCCAACGGGTCCAGTTCCTCATCACGGATGGAAGCATAATCCCCCTTCTTGGCTGCCTCGAAAGGAGCGTTCTTGTAATCAGAGAGGTTGGAATAGATGGTATGCACCTTGATGCCTGCACTCTCATAATACTTGGCATAATCCGGAAAACTCATCATCACACCTATACTGCCGAACTCGGCAGACACCTCATTGGCCGCAATGATTTCGTTACAATAGGAAGCGGCATAATAAGCGGCAGAAGCGCAGAGGTCACAATGAGCCACCACTGCCTTGCCCTTGCCACGCGCATAAAGGATGGCATCGACCAGCGGTGCAATGGCATCCACTGCACCGCCACCGGAATCGATGTCACATAAAACAGAAGAAATATTCGAGGAATCAGCCGCCTCGCGGATGAGGTCGGCATACTCCATTGTACCATAGCTGCAATAGGTACCGTATTTAAGCAGGGTACCATGAACGGGAATAATAGCCGTACTGCCTTTGGGAGCGTCAGCATAACCACCGGAAAGCCTTGCCGTTCGGCCGCCCGCTGCCGCAATCATCAACGGAACTGGTTCTCTGTCGGCAAGTATCCTATTATCCTGATTGTCTATGCCATGCTCCAACAGTCTGTTTACAAGCAACAAGTTCGATTCCACCTCGCGGAAGGAAACGAACCATTTGCCTCGGCAGACTGCACTATATAAGTTTGAAAATGCCATTATCTTTTGTACCTTATTAATCCGATACAAAGGTACGATGGCACCAACCGCTTAAAAGGACTTCAATATTTTGGCCGGCTCAGGGCTGCTGCGCTTGAAAGAGAGGGTAAAGGCTGCCGGAGAACCAGATTCCTGAAGCGTCACCACTACCGGGAACTGGTCGGTTCCCACCACCCTTTCGGTACCATTGGTGAATTTCAAGCGGACCAGTCCCTCCCGGCAAAGCAAATCACGCAGCGAATTGGAAAATAAGGCTCCCGTATCAGTAACCACCGCTTTCAGCTCCTGCTCCGTCAATTCCCCGGCAACGTTCTTTTCCTTGAACTCCCCGGAAGAGACCGGAATCGGCGTCCATTCTCCTGAAACCTGAATCGTTTCCACACCCGGCATATTTTTGACCACCGAGGCCGCAACCGGAATAAATCCCATGGCACATATTTGGGCACGTTTGTCACCGATATTCATTTCTCACTTATATTTTAAGAGTTATTTATCTGAAAATCTGCTTTTTACTTAACAATTAATCTGCTAAAAAATGTCAAGGGAACAGCGACAATTGAATATCCCTATTCACCTCCTTGACCATCCGCTGCCTATTGCGGTAGTCGAACTTCTTGACAGCATCGTAATTGATGGCATTGTTCTTGATATTGTATGCCATCAGGAACGCCCGGATAATCCGGTCCTGCTTATGCCCCTTCTCATAACCGGCAACAAAGTATTCCCGTACACGTATGCGGAAAGAAGCTTCGATATAGCTCTGGAGCATACGCTGTTTCCATTCCGGTATATAGATGAAGTTCTCCTGCAGAATAAAATGGTTCCACTCCTGAATAGGAAGATACAACGTTATCGGATGCTCCTTGATAGCCTGCTTGGGCGGTCTGTCCGTAACAGTGACCATGGCCTGAATGAACTTGCCAATATCATTGGCAGCAGTCACATTCACACCTTCATCAGTAGGCCTGCATCCGAATTCATGATACAAATAGTCATGGAGATAAGGCTTCAACTCTATTATCACATTAGGTCTCATAGGGTAAATCATTTATATGCAGACAAATATACGCATAAATACAGACACTTCATCCTAAATCAGCGCCAAAACAGTCAAACTTAAAATATAATTACATTTTCCAACTCCACACGCTCTTATATCTTCTGCTCCATACAGTGTTCTGAGTATTTTGCTTAGAAAATCATGCAACTTTGTAACGTGTAACTTTTCAAGTATATTTCACTGATTATCAAAGAAAAGAATTGTTACAAAGCTCACAACACCCATTTGTTACCAATAATCAAATTTGTGACATTGACTCCGATATTCCACTCATACGACTAAAGTAACAAACCCTTATTTTTTGTAACCAATGTTTGTTACCTAAGATGTAACCTTTGTTACTTATTGTTTATAAATGATTTATCTTCTTTTTCAAACATCGGTTACAGAGTTACAATAATTTGGTAGAAAATAGGGAAAGGGAGTGGGAAACCCAAAGGCAAAGGTATGCCCGGCGTCCTATTGAATAGTAAAAGCCGCGGACAATTGTGCCCACGGCTTTTACTGTGTGACTCCTATACCGGATGTCGGTTCTTCATGGCCTTACGGAAATTAGGCGGTAGCAGCTTCCGTCGCAGCCTGGTATAATCGTCGTTCAACTCAAAGTCCATCCAATGGTCTTGTGCAGGAAGAAATGCGCCAACGGCCACAAGCATCCAAGGGAGCTTCTCCTTGTCTGCCTGAAGGTTCAGGATGGTGCCCGGCTTCATCAGCTCCAGATAGTCATAAACCTGACGGATATAGGAAGCCGACTGCTCCGTTTGCAGCATCTCCGGCAGAAACCGGTCATAATGCTTAATGTAATCAGAACGGAGCGTTTCCATCACCACTTTCTACCTGAGGAACGAATGCCGCCGGTTCTCCATTCGTCTGTCTTGAACGCATATAAATCATCTCCTTGGTCTTGCCGTCCACCTTCTGAAGATACCGCCCCGACTTGTTCAACAAGTCTGCGGGATTCATCTCGGCAATATACGGGCATAGTTCGGAAAAGCTGCGCAAAGCCTTGGTAAAGCGCTGCATCTTCCAGAAATCCTTTTTCGACTTGGATGCGACAATAAAATCGTCATAGACCTGTTCACGTACAAGAGGCGTGTTCAGATTCTCACCATCCTCGGAAAAATAGCAGTAAGCCCAATCCTCGAAGTCAGACCCCATGTCAGCCTTCCGCTTGCGCTTGAGAATATTATCCATCGGAGGCTGTATCTTGACATTACGGTCCACCATGGCCAGATAGAACTGAAGACACTGGGCGAAGAAATTCAAGTCCCAGTTCCAATCCTCCTCGCTGTAATCGGTATTCGTCATCAGGTTGCGGTCAAAGTCATCACGAATGGTCCGGCTCTCGAGGTAGTCGTTTTCTTCGGTCTTCTGATGGTAATAGTCCGAAAATACCATGTACAGCATACGTGCCGAGGTAGACGGGTCAAACTCACGCGGCACATAGTTGGTGGTAAAACCAAACTTGGGGGATTCTTCAAATTCTATAAAGAATGATTTGTTGTTCTTGGGGTTGACTGTCATACCGGAAGTGATATTGTCATAGAACTGGCTCATCGGCAGATAACGGTCACAGTCATCCACCAAAACAAAATCAGTATGTACATCTACCTGGTCAAACACGTGGGGATTATCAAGAAGGCGGGGATTACGTCCGGAGAGATTGACCGTCCGCATGAAGAACCGGAATGTCTTGAACAGAAAGCTCTTGCCGCTACGCCCGTTGCACTCATCATCCTCACCTATCTTGTTATCCATCGCATAAAGTGCCCACGCGCGTGAAGGCGACTTGTAGCGGTGCATATTATAACCGATGGCAAACATCTTATTGAGCAGGTTCTGCTTCTGCTCTCGTATCTCATCCCGGGAAAGCAGCGGCCCGGCAATGTCAAACTTATGCTCTGCCCGGTACTTGTCAGCTTCGTCTACCCCTTTGTCCTTCCAGGCATACTCCAATTCATTACGCCAATACAGACGGCTGGTATTTATCAGATAATTGAAGAAACAGCTCTTATGCTCCTTGACAGTAATATCAAACACATCCCTATCCTCCGGGTCCTTTCTGTGCGACCATTCGAACATGGGTGGAAGAATGCTCACCTTATGAGGTATCACATTCGACTCCCAGGCGCTGCGGTTGTCAGGTATCTGCCCATGTAGCGACTTAATACCGTCTTTACTCACTTCCCAGGTCTCACCTCTGAAAAACATATACTGCTCCTTGGGTGTATAGCTCCGGAAATCCAGGTTGATTTCATCAAGCTGCGCCAAGGATGATTCTCCGGTACGTGGAGAGTTCAGAATCAGGTTACGAATATCTACCGGAAGATAACGCTCGATGGTAAACCGCTTGAGAAACGCCACAATATCCTTTGCCTTGATTTCACTGACTATACAACCGTTACGGTGTATATACCTCGCATCCTTGGAGTTGTCGTCCTTCAATGTATAGAATCCATTCAACGTGAGGAAATAATGCAAGTAAGCGGAGTTTACTTCATAAATTGTTTTCCGGCTCCGCTCACTCCAGCTATCCACCCAGAACCGGGCAGGCATGGCCAATGTCTGTAAGTTGCGGAAATCCTCCTGCTTCGGGCGCAAATCCACAAAGTCACGAAAATCCTTGCGTGGCTTGCCCCGTTGATCGCGATAGCCCCGCAACCATCCGGGAAGCCATATCGTATATATGTCGAGGAAACGCAGGGCCAGTTCCGTCCCTTTGCGAACGCCCGTGTCGTCGATGTCCGGAATATTGTAGATACGCTCCACATATTTATAGATTTCCTTAATCTCTTCAGGAGTGACTTTGTAGGTCTCACTATTGAACCATAGCGGATGACAACCGAGGGCGCGGATGCAAAGGGCATCACGCTCTCCGGAACAGATGAAGGCCTCCTTCAGCTTCTGTTCCTTGTATTGGGCATCCTTATTTTTCGGATCATTGAAAAACAGTTTCTCTTCCTGGGCATTGTAATCCCGGTAAGCCTTCTGCAGCTCGGCAAAACCGTTGATGTACTGTTTGGGTTTCACCCCATCGGGCGTATAGCTGAAGCGCCACTGCTTATCCGGATTCAGAGGCTCATATACCTTATAGAACTTATCAGTGCTGCCGTCTTTCTTCGTAACAGCACATTCACGCATGAAGATAGGATAAGTAGGCGTAGTATATTTAGTGGTGACTTCACGGTTGCGGACATAGGATATGGATTTGGCCACATACCAGTGAAGCGCATCGACGTGCTCCTGCCTGACCCGAGGACCGAGAACCTGCAACTGTACATCAGTAAACTTCTCTTCAAGCTCGAAGAACCTGGCACCTTCGGCTTCATCAGCCGTGGCCGGACGTTTACGAATATCCGGTTTGTTGACAGAACGTTTGAGTTCATCGGTCACGTTATACCTGGAAGCAAGCAAGGCAACCGCTTCCGGGAAACGGACATTCTCCTCGTTCATGCAGATGTCAATCGGACTCATGGCCGTGCCAGAATCCCCGAAATCAGTGACCTTGTAGCAGTCATCATATTTCTTGAGGCAGGCAGAGGCGTCATCCTCATCGGGACGACGCTTGAATTTCTTCTTATTGTCTATGCACCCCTCTGCCTGAGGGTAATAGTACAAAATAATGTCTAACCCATCATGGGTAGCATTATAGATATCGGCAGCTTTAATCATATTGCGGATGCTTTAATTCGGTACAAAGGAATTGTTTTATAGGAGAGTTATCAAGGACGTTATCCGCTCCTACAGTTCCCGCGTTTCCTTCAGGCTCCCAATGAACAAGTTCATCAGTCTCGCATATAGTCCGGAAGCTTCCTTCAGATTATCCGGATTCTTGCCGGTAAGATGTAGTGTTATCTTATCCTTGGAGTAGTCCTGGCATATAGCCAAGTGCAGCTCCCGGTTCCGATCATCAACTACCGAGACCTTCACTTCTTCCACGACACTCCCCAGTTCTGAGGCATCCAACCACAAATATGACTTTTCATCTGTCTTCAGATGGCAGTACCGATGTACTTTGCCACCTTTACGAATTAACTCCACTTCGACGATTGTCGCTACCTGATTGGTACGCAGGATGCGCACCTTCTGACCTTTCTTCATTGATATTTCTTTTTTATTCATTACTGATTTGTTTTACGCTAATAAATAATCTATTGTTATTAAAAACTCATATGCTACTCGCGGGTCAATCGCATTTCCGAGGGCGTGAGTTCTGTCCATCCAATTGGGAATCCCATAAACCACTCCATCCAGCCCGGAGTAATATCGGAGGGATTGAACCCAGCTCTCGAAATGTGTGCAGTCAGGTAATTGCTTTTTCGTTTGTCTGAATGCTTTAAAATGCTCTCCCGACGTAACTTTATCCTTTTTGCTTCCGAAGCTGTTAAGGCAGGCAACAATCCAAACTCGCTTCCTTTCTTGAAAAGAGTCCTTACCCGCAGCTGGAACAATAAACGGTTGTACTTCGTAGCCTTCACTTTCCAAATCAAAGCACACTTGCTCGAAGACCACTCCGTCTGCGTTACTAATAAGTCCGAGAACATTTTCAGCGACGACCCATGTCGGCCGACATTCTTGTATAACTCGATACATTGGCGGCCATAAAAAGCGGGGGTCTTCTTGTCCCTTTTGGAGTCCGGCATTACTGAACGGTTGACAAGGGAATCCTCCGGCCACAACATCAACGTTGCCTCTATATTTCTTTGCATTGATTTCATTTATATCTCCATATTTGGGTACATCAGGAAAACACTTCTTTAAAACTTGCAAACAAAACTCATCTATTTCAGACTGAAGTAAGATATCCCATCCGAGGACATCGGCTGCCAAGTCAAAACCACCAATGCCGGTGAATAGGCTTATCATCTTTCTCGTTTTATTCATTACTACTTAGTTACTCGTTAAATGACTACCATCACATTCCTTTTTATAATGAATATAGTATCCGTTATATAGTATGTGATTGCTTTCCTTTCAGCATCTCTCAGCAAGTTTTTTTTTAAGATTTGATAGTAGGAGTTGGTACACTCTGCGTAAACCATAACCTCCCGTACCCTTTTCAAATCATCCAAAAAAGACTGCGGATTATGCTTCTTTATCAACTTAGTTCTCATCTCCTTTTTTATATTTCATCTCAAATACTTTTTTTACAGTATCGCAGATAATGGCCACTATAGGTATTGCACAAACAAGCGCACAGCTAATCCCTCCCCAATCCATTGTTCTATATTCATATTTATTCGATTACATTACAAAACATACACAACTATATGCTCCACTTTCAGGTATTCCCCCGAAGTCAACCCTGATACACAATTCTCCACAAATGACAAATGGCTTATCGCTCATCACCTTGCCATAAACACCATAATGTTCGTGAAATACCTCTGAACCCGGTTTCATCGAGTCCAATGCCTTTTTCATTTTCTCGGAGGTATAAACGGTTATCCATCTGTTGGAATAATTGTAATAAAGCAGTCCGGTATCGAGAGAATCGCACATCTTCAATACGGTTTCTTCCACCTGCTGCCTGCTAAAGACAACGCTGGTCTGTAGCTTCTGCACCTTAACGTCCGGAAATTTCTTTTTGAATGTTGTTTTCGTTACCATAAATCTTCATTTTTTATTAGTTCATCTGATTCAAAAGTGCTATTAATGCAGTGCCGTGTTTCAGGGTCACAGCTTAATTCTTCATCAGCGCAATGGCTACACAAGGTGTGGGTTTCATCTATCCACCAACAATTGCCTACTCGTGGATTAAAGCAAGGATCGTCATCGGTACAACCACAAATACGGCAAACACCTTTGGTTAATTCATTCTCATTCATACTTTAAAAATAATGGTGTGATGTACATAGGGGTGGAAATTTTTGCTTAGTAGAATACCCCATCAGCTCCAAGTTAAAGATGTCCTCTTCGATTTCTTTCCACGCCGAATATATACCATACATACATTCACGCGCATAGAAAGGCGGCTTGTAGGGGGCGCATACACAGATTATCTGCACATGTGATTTTCTGTTGTATGATACCAGCTTCGTTCTGGAATCATCAAATAAATCTCCAACGACATGTTGGCCAGGACGGATATTGTAACAGTAACTGTTTTCTTGATATACGTCAAGGGTCTCCCAAGGATATGTCGGGAAATCTGTCATTTTCATATCTCTCATATTACCGCATGTTATATAGCCACCAGATTGCAAAACCCACCACTCCGATATTTATCACCAGCACAATGGCATCAAAGAGAAAGAGAATTCGGTAAGAGCCAGATGCTTTCCGCATTGCCCAGACACATAGTATCAAGACTGCCACTATCACAATTAGCGATATCCACAAAAAAACAATCACATTACTCATCACTGTCCTATTTTTGCAAATTCATCGACCTTATCTGCCAAAGCATAACAGCCCATCACCTTTTCATAGGATATGATACAGACAATACTGTCACTGTCATGCTCCACAAGAATAGTCCACTGCCCACCCTTGGCATTCTCATATACCTCGAGCCGAACCGGACGGCTGCGTGGGTATTTCTCATTCATAGCCTTAATCTGGTGCTCGATGTCACACTTCAGTGCATCCAGCGAGCATTCATCGGCAATCAGATGTCGGTCAAACTGTTGCACGTATATCTGTAATGCCCTGCCTTTTTTGTTGACACTGGCATAAGTCTTGATGTTGTCTATAAAATATCTCATAGTCAAATCATTTACATTTTCCATTACTCATTCAATAGGCCAACAAGACCCTTTCCACATCCTCCGATTCCGTATTCTCAAAGAAGATGCAACCCATATCGCACTCAGCATACTCGCTCACTTGCACCATCTTATCCCCGAATGACATCTCCAGAATATCAATAAGCCGCCTATCTGACTTCGGAAGGAAATTCAGCAAGAGTTTGGCACCTTTTCTCTTGCCATTCCTATAGATATAGGCAATACGATGTTTATCAATGCTCACTTCTCCGGAGAGTTTGGAAACATCCGGGAACATACGTTTCGCAGCTCCTTCGCTGTAAATGACATTCGCGTAGTTCTTACTAATCTTGCAGGATAACATGACGACACTATTAGGCAACAAACGGCGTATATCCAGAACAGTAGCCGGTCCATTAATACGAAGCTGCAATTTAATCGCATCCGGAAACAATGCTTTCGCTTTCTCAATATTCAATTCCATATTCATTTTATTTTATAGGTTAATTATTTCATTTGGTTCTGATGCCAGTAAGAAACCATCTCAGCGACATTACGAACCCTAATTTTCGCTTTAATATTCTCCCGATGGCGGTTTACCGTACAAGGCGAGATATGCAGTTCTGCCGCAATATCATCCGTCTGGCAGTTGGAGGCTATGAGCCGGAATACCTCCATCTCGCGGTCTGTCAATGTTGTATTAAGCTCCGGACGGCAAATCACGCCTTCATGTTCGCATTCACCCCGTAGCGGGCATTTGACCTCCTCGAATACAAACAGACCATCTTTGTTGATGTCAAGGTTATATTGGTCATATTCGCCAAAGTTGCAGCGGATGAAACGGTGGACTACCCGAAATTCATAATGCCACCGGTTCATGGTGCTGGCAGAATAGAGCTGCATCAGTCGGGCATGTGCTTTCGGGTATCGATCCCGGATAACAGAAAGCATATATTCAATGGTCGGCCTATCGGAATCCTTAAGCACAACCGCCGGCTGCCCAAACTCCTTCATCATCACATCCCCTTCGGGGGTATTGTAGAACTCAATATTATGAATGACAGCTACCATGAAATTTGAGTTATTATGAGTCCCCTTTTCACTTTGTACCCTGCACTCACCAAAATTCTTTCATATTCAGGTTTTAAACGTCTGCTACTTATGAGGTATCTTGTTTTTCCGCTGCGTACCGCCGCCTCTACTTGATACATTATACGTTTGAACTCTTTGGGCATCGTTTCCATCATCTTCTCATTTGCAGAAATCATTTGTTTGGATTTTAATTTTGTTGAATTATGAAAATGTTCTCATATAGTTCTCTTTCCAAAGGTTTGAAGGAGTCTTTTCTTAACTTGTCGTAGAATGTAATCAATGACATACCACTTCTTCTTAGGAACTCATCACGGAGCTTCAGTCTCGTGGCTTTTTCCATCTGGTCGTAATGGTACTTAGGTACCATTTTTTGCTTTTTCTCTTCCATAATCTTAAATATTACGATTGTTATTATTATATTTATAACGCAAAGGACTAAAATAATAACTTAATACCAAAATATTAAGCCTATTAT